CTTTAGTAACTTTACATGATACCAATTCAATATCTGCATTTTTAATATTTAAGGGCTGATCGAATTCGACCTTAAAGGTAGCTGGACTTAAATCACCTAATGAATTGATGCCATCTCCGATTTTAGGTGTATAAGCATTTTTAGAACTGACCGCTGTTACAAACATATATATATATTAATAACATATTTTAAATAATTTATTATATAATTTATTAATATATATAATTATGAACAAAGATAAATTAATGAATATGCCCGATAAGAAGAAAAATAAAGATATTTTTGAAACCAAACCGAAAGAAAGTCCAAAAGCAAGACCAGCAAAAAAGAAAGGTGCCGAAGAAGAATCTTTGCATGAAGCTATTGAAGGTAAGATTAATAAAGGTGGCTTACATAGAAGTTTAAAAGTAGATAAGGACTATACATTTAAAAGACCACAATTATTAAAACTTTTAAAAATGGAAGTTGGAGAGACATTTAAATTTGAAGGTAAACAAATAAGAATGACTGAAAGACTACGAAAACAACTGCAATTGGGATCAAACCTAATCCGTCATTAATAAAAAAAAGCGATATTTAGCCCCGATTTCTGAAACTTTTGAAAATATTTAATAATATATTATATATATATATTATAAATGTGTGATCAAGAAAATAGTACAGATTTTGATTTATCAATATTGCCAGTAAAAAAGGAGATTGAGGGAATGAAATTAAGAAGACCTATCCATCCTATGCTACCTAATTGTAATAGAGGAGCGTCTTTATTAATATGTAGTTCTCAAAATAGCGGAAAGAGTAATTTATTAGTTAACTTATTAATCAATTCAAACTTTTATAAAGATGCTTTTGATGATGTATATATTTTTAGTTCAAATATAAATAATGATCAAACAACAAAGAAACTAAAAGAAGCCTTTCCAGCTACATGCTTTGATAGTTTTGATGAAGGTAAATTAAGAAGAATATTAGAACATCAAAAATCTATGAACGACGAAGAAAGACCAGCAATTGCAATTATATTGGATGATATACAAGATGTGAAGAGTAAATCTCCTTTTTTTACTCTTGCTTCTAATTTTAGGCATCAGGGTGTTGCCCTCTTATGCTATTCAGTGCAGAAATTCACAATGGTACCGCCAATTGTTAGAAGTCAAATTACTAATTTGTTAGTTGGGACAAATTCATGTCATCAATTAAAACAGATGGCAATGGAATATCAAGATGCAGTAGGAGGAGAAGAAAATTTTCTTAAAGCTCACAGAATAGCAGTCCCTAAAAGGTATAATTTTTTATATTGTGATTTTTCCAACTATCCTTGTAAAATGTATAGGAATTTTGAGGAAAAACCAATATATGAAGATGATTTTTAATATAATGAAAATTAATATTATTAATATTATATATATAATATAATATGAATAGTATATTAATTGAGAGTAATCGGATTATTGCAGATAGTCAATTACAAAAGGGTGTAAAAGGAGAACAATCACAAACTACAGATAATCACGAAACCTTAGATAATAATGCATCATGGAATACTACAATAGATACAGGTATTGAATTAAATGCGGGGGACACTATTCAAATGGAGGCAGCCGCATTAAATATTAATGGTGCAGGTTCTGGTAATTTTCAACAATTTAATGGAAAAGTTGATATTCCTGATCCTGATGGTATTTTTAGAAAAGATAATGCCATGGATATAGAAATTGTATATTATACAACAAATAACTGCCAGTTCAATTACCCTCTACCATCGGCTAGACATATGGTCGAATTAAATGATGTATTTCAAGGGGATTATGGAGGACCAAGTTTTTCAGGACGATTTTTATGGAGACCAAGACCTAAAAATTTTAATACACATCTTGGGGCTTCAAGTTTATTGATTAATGCAGGTGTATGCTGGGATTGGGGAACACCTAATTATGGAGAAGGTGGTTTAGGTAGTGACCCCGCATATACTCGTATCGGTCATAAATGGATAATGAACCAATGTAGTTATTTAAATGGACCAGCCACTAATAATCAGTGCTATGGAGGATATTTTTTTAATGGAATGAACACAGATATACCAGTTCCTTTATCTACCAGCACAGCAGCAACCCAAAAAGAATATAGTCAAGGTTTAGCTGATTGTGCCGCCTATACCTGTTGGGGTTCTTTAATTCCTTGGACTAATATGCCTGGCGTGCAATTTGGTGCAGATTTGGGCGGTACTTCTTTTGAATATCCTGATGAATATGCCGTAGGATACGACCAAGGAACACCACCAGGAACGGCAGATGTAAGACTTCCTTATTCTAATAATTTAAATGTTGAAATAAAATCAAGATTTACCAGTGAGGGATATTTCCCAAGCGGTCAAAATGGGGGAACAGCACCACAACTTTTAAGAGGCGCACTTAATGAAGCCAAACCAGTTGTAGCAGTATCAACACCAGCTGGATCATATAGTAATGGAAATTATCCACAAGATTGGTATGATTATAATAATAAAGGACCTAATAAGTATTTTTATGAAATGCATGATGAACCAGCAATGTTTAAGGGATCAGTATATAATAATAAACCAAATTCTAATAAACATTATCATCCACAAAAAGATGACCCACTATATTATTGTAGAGGACCATACTATAATAATGAAAGTAATACATTAATACAACCAACTGCCGTAGGAGATGCTAATATGGACGGATTACAGAATATGCATAATTATAGTAGGGGAGCAGGTTGGTGGAGGTTTCAAACAAAAAGAATAAATATAGAATTACAGACAGGAAATATAGCACCAAGCCGAGTAAGTGAAATTATTACCGATGCTATGAAAGTGCATGATGGTAATGCAGATGACCCACAAACAACATTCATTAAACAAGAAACATATACACCAGATGAGATGTTATTAAGAAATGGATTTGCAGGTAATTTGATAGCAACTGAACAGGCTGGAATTTCAGGTAAAAGTTTTGCTACAGTTGAAACCATAGCAGGGTCTTGTTTATCATCAGCACAAAACCCAGATCTTTCAGGAACTGAATATGGTTGGGATGCAGTTAATACAGATAATTTACCCCTTTTGGTTGGTGAAACAGATCCAAAAGGTGTAGGCGCTGATTTTAATGTAAATCAAGCAAAAATGCAATATTGGAGTAATATGTTAAGTGGTAATCCCTTTGAATGGGGATGTATGACTTATTGTCTTCCAATGTGTCAATATAGACCATTTATAGATGAAGATGTTAATGATCCCGCAATTTGGAAGGGATATAAATATTGGTCTATATATACAGGAGAACATAAAATTACTAGTGGTGCTAATAGTTTTGAAACAATATTTAATAAAAGACAAAGAGTAGATGGAACGCATAGTCATATAAATATTGGTGAATATAGCGATAACCCGATTATTATGGAAACTCCAAGAAAAAAGAAATCTTTAAAAAAATCAGTTCCTTATAGAGGTTTATGGAATATCCAATCATGTGTATCTAATGCTCAAGGTGGGACTCAATTTCCCCTTCCACCCACACCAAAATTAACAGGACCTTATAGAATTCAATCATACCCATACGGGATATGGGACATTGATCCCCCACATATACAGGTAAATCCAGGGGAAGACCCAGTAAGAGGACAATTAGGACATGCCCCAACCTTTTATAATTTATTTGCACCTGCAACGCCTACAAGTCAATTAAATCCATCAAATAATGGAGAATTTGATTTAATTCTAACTAATATAGTTTTTGACGGACAAATGACATTAATTGAAATTGATAAACAGATGAGAGGAATTGAAGGTCATGAAATAGCATCAGGCAACGATAGTTTATTATCCCAAAGTAATGAATTTTTTAATAATACATGGGTAAAATGGAAAATGGGAAGACTTAATGACCAAATGACTTTTCCAGATCAATATATAGATAATTATTTATCAAGAGATAAAGCATATGAGGGTCTGAAAGGAGTAGCCCAATATTTACCAAATATTTATCAAACTATGCAATTATATTCAGATCATACAGATACTCCAAAACCTAAAAAGGCTTATGAAGCAGGATTAAGAGGTAATATAAATGATATTTTAACAAATGCATCAGCAGAACCATCTTATGCAGACCCCGATATTCAAGGAAGTTATAGTATGTGTCCTTTAAAGATGGGAATTTATGAAGGTGCAAATGCTGGCGGCGTGACAAACTATAATAATAATTTTAATCCTGATTTATATCCATGTCCAGAGAATGGACCGCCGCAATATCCAAATAATACAACTCCCATTATTCCAGGACAGCAGGGCGGAGGCTGGGGACAACCACCATCAACCGCACAAACTCAAGACACATGGAGATATGGTCCACCTTGTTGGGGATTTTTCAAAAATGAAATGACTGAAAATTATGATGGTAAGTCATTAGGAGAAAATGAAACGGGATTTAATAAAATTGGAGACCGTTCATTTAAAGCATTTAGATATTTACCACAGGGACAACCATCACAATTAGTATATAATTCTATTAATGCATGGAATGAAACTATATATACTGGATTGAGTGATGAATGGACTACTAAACCAGCAAATATGCCTTATACAGAATTTGAAGAAATATGGAAAAAATTGATTGGTTTAAATGATGGTAAAGGATGCGGAGTAATTCCAGTATTTCATAGAAAAACCAAATCTATTACTTTTAATAATATACCTTTTTTGGCTGTTATTTATCAAAGTCATGAATATCTTGATATGCCTACACCAGAAAAAGGAGAACATATTATGTTAGGAACATCACCATCATTAACACAAAATGATTTAAGTTTTCCAGCAACTACACAGCAGCGTTTTGATACACATTTTGATACTGGTTTTCAAGGAAATCAACAACAGGGAGCGACAGCAGCAGACAAACGACCAACAAACAATGATATACTAAATAAAATAAGGGAAACTGGAACACCTTCAATTAATGCCCCTAGTATGTATGTAGGAACTAACGACCCAGTTTGGAGTTTTGATAATACATATAATAGATATGCATATTCGAAATTTCATACAAATTTCTTTAAAGGTAATGGCGTATATCAATATGGTAATGCTGGTGGTGCAGCAGACCCAGAAACTCCAGAGGTAATAGTAAAGGGTCAAATGTCAGCATTTTCCAAATCATTAACCTTACCTAATTCTTGCACTATGTTGGCTAAAAATACCGATTTAATCCCGCATTATTTGGCATATGCTGAAAATATACAACATAATTGGATATGGGATGAGAGCAGTCCAGGAGGTTGGTTTACCGATACGATAGGAGGCGTACCAATGATTCATACAAGTAATAAACAATATGCTTCTCCTGATTGTTCTACACAATGGGAATTAAAATTTATGCCTAACAGCGGCAAACAGGAGAGAAATATACCAAATATAGATGGTATTACAACGCCAGCGTTGTGTAATGGACCACCACAAGAAAATAAATTTGGATTGAATTTTCAAATACCAGATAATATAATTCCTTATGCTTTTATAAAACAGGCAATTAAAAAATATCCAACTATATCAGCACAGTCAGGGGTTGGTATTCTTTCATTGTCCATTCCAAGAATAGATGGGAAAGTATTAAACATATCAAAAACAGATTATAAATTATTCAAAGGGAGTCTATTTTATAAAATGGGTTTTGTATTAAATCAATTTTTACCACTTTTTTATCAAGTTCAAACACAATTAGACCATATTTTATTTAATAAATATGCGACAGCCAATGCACCAGCAGGAGAAGCATATCATAATTGTCCATATCCAGTAAGCACACAAGCATTAATAAGTACATCATTAACACCAGCCTTATCATCGGGATTTGGTGTAGAGGTTCATGACCCTCCAATTACAAGCCCAATAAATACCCAATATCCATTTTATAGATTAGGTATGTTAATACCAGCAGGAAGAACAAATGCAATAAGCGAGAGTGTATTTGCTCTTAATCTTCCACAAAAATTAAATTTCCCATATTTGGTATGTAGAACAAATATAATGACCCCTACTTCACTTCAATATATAGGAGGACCAAACGGGCAGCAAATATTACCAGCAATTGCTTATTTAATGACGAATTATGCAACTAATGATTTTTTTTATATTCAAAAGAGTGATTTAATATTTACTGTTAATAGGGCTTATACATTAACAGAAATAAGAACATCAATACATTTACCAAATGGAGAATTAGCAGATAAAATTTTAGATGGTAATAGTGCTGTAATATATAGAATAAATAAGGCATCGCAACTAGACCCAAAGACAGCCGAAGCAGATAAAAAGTTTCATGATGAATTATTAGGAATAGATCCTAAAGGTCCTGAAATATGATTTTATAATATTTAATAATAATATAAATTAATATTTTTTTCCATTCCTTTATTTTTATCCATTATATATATATATAAACAAATTATATATATAATTTATTATATTTTTATTTAAATTGGTAGTAAAAACAAATAGTAATCATATAAAAAAAAATCTCACTATCTCAATAAATCGCCTCTAAAAAGGTAAAGTATATATTGTAGGAAAAATGAAAATACGTATATAAAAGACTTTTGTTTTTTAGGGACCATTTATTGAGAAAGTGAGATTTTAAATAAAATGAGGGGCTTTAAGTAGTTTTACCCAATCTTTATCCATAATAAAAATTATTAAAATCTTCCATTAAATGGATTTTTGGGTAATAAATTGGTCCAAAACAATTCCTAATTTCTACGGCGCTTAATATAAAAGTATCGTCTACATCTTCGTCGCAAAGATTATAATTATAAACTTTAGCTATATAATTAATTATCCCGTTAATTTCTTTTTTATTTTGTTTTGTTTTTTCTATTTTTTTTTCTATTAGGTATAGATTATTAACTTCTTTTTTAATTAGGTCTATTACATCGTCGGGTAAGTTATAAAAATAGTTATTTTTCATCTTGTTTTACTATAATATAACTTATTGTTTTATCTTTAAGTGTTTTTCAATATTATTTGTAATTGCTAATTATAA